GTGAGAACAAACGTCTGACCTATTGTTGGAGCCTCAACGTTAGGTACACCAGATATAACATCCGCTGCTGTAAGAGCAAAAGTTTGCCCTATTGTTGGAGCCTCAACGTTAGGAATTCCAGATATAATATCTTCTGCTGTTAAAGCCTGAGCTTGAGTTATGGTAGGAGCTTCAACGTTTGGTATTCCAGAAGCAACATCCGATGCTGTAAGCGCAAAAGTTTGTCCTATAGTTGGTGGTGCCACATTAGGAACACCAGATATAACGTCTTCTGCAGTGAGATCTTGAGACGCTGGTTCATAAGTTACAACAATATACGTTTGATCATCATGAGTAGATACTGCTGCACTAGCACTGTTAGCTGTTCTTAATTTATCCCATAATCGAAGATTTACTTCAGTTGTTGATGCTTGATAACTTGATCCTACCGCTTGATCTGATTGCGCCCCGGTTTCCGTCCAACTACCTTCTTGACTAGTAACATTACGACCACTCCATATTGTAGCAATTATTACAGCCCCAGTAGAATCCCTAAACTCATATGGTCCAACATCCGAATTAGCACCTGTTTCATACTCTGTACAACGAGTAGAACAGCCTTCTAATCGAACATAAGTTACTATATTACCACTAGGAACTCCTAAATCTTCCCAAGTTCCTGTCCATTCCCAGTAAGAATCGCCAGACTTATTCCTACCAGATATACGAGCTTTTAACGAACCAGCAGGATTACCAACGCCACTATCATAGGACAATACGACATCAGTGTCTGGATGAGCCACAAAACCTTCAGCATCATTAAGAAATGTGAATAATGTACTGGCTGTGGCCATTGTTTACTCCTTACGCTGTAGGATCTGGAATCTGAATCGCGAAAGCGGTAAGAGTAAAAGGACTCCCAGTTGCAATATCTAGCGTAGATGCCAGATTAGCGCTAACTAACAACTTAGATTCACTGTTATCGCATAAAGCAACCCAACCAGCATTACCGGCAGTATTAACTACGCCGTCAGATATAGCTCCAACATCCACTTTACGACCACCACCAGCACCACCGTCGGTTGGTCCAGTAATAGTAGGACTTGCTTTTGTTCCAAGATTATACGTAGTCGTAGCTTCAAGAAAAGTTGTAGGTTGAGAGCTACAAATATAAAGATTCTCAACAACGGTTGTCAGTTGAGTCAAACCAGTGTCGAAAATATCATCATGAATAATGTCAGCCATTTATAAAACTCCTTTATAAAAGAATAAGTTAGAGCCTTGCCCAGAATATAGGCTCCAGACAAGGCTCGTTAGGAGGAAGAAAATGTTAATTTACGGAGTAAACGCAGTGATTACTTCGTCCGGCAAGGGTAATTCAGGATCCGTGGCAACATCCCCGTAAAGTAACAATTCAAACGCGGCTAGATCGGTCGGATCAGCAGTCCGAGAGTCAATTATGATAGAAGCAGTTGCAAGATATCCAGTAACCGCAGGCGGTGTCGTGGAAACTTCCCAACTAAATGTAATTGCCTCTGGCGAATCATTGACCGTTTGATATGCCTTCTCAGAAGGCGAAGCCAAACACCCATAAACTAGGTGAATCTTATACCCGTGATCTTCGCCATCAACATCATTGCCAACTTTGGTCTGATAACAAAGACCAAAGATCTTACGTGGCTGTTGATTTAGAAGTACGCCAGGTTGTGGCTCAGCAGAGCCGTCGCAAAGAGCGAACTCATCAGGATATGTGTATGCTTCAAGCGTTAAACCGAACTCTTCGGCTGACATCAACGTTAAGTATTTAATATTATCAGCATAAAGAGCTGTCGGTTCTGCTCCACTAGGATTTTCGCTAACGCTAATCAACCCATTCCAAGCGTATCCCAAAGGATATGCGCCTGTACCATCAATAGGATAGAAAACGCCTTTCGAAATACCAGTTTCGTAGAAACGATTGCCAGCATCATCCCATACTAAGGCTACCATTATTTAAATCTCCTTTAAAAAAATAGTGTAAATACATCATGATTTAAGTTGTCCGCCGTGAAATGTCTATCAAAAGACGCCGTAGGCAATAAAGCTATCATATCCGGAATAAGACTATCAGGATTTTTATCAATAACTGTAATAGTATATTCCTTCTTTAACGAATATGGATTATTGTCTGCGTAATCTGTACGAATATCACTTCGCTCATAGATAATGCACGGATAAGTAATTTTAACTGTTTCTGGAGGTTGAAAATATACATCTTCAGTAATAGCTTCAAGAAGAGTTTGTAAGTCTAGTCTGTCACTCATTGTAAACTCCATTAACAGATAAAATAAGCCGAGGACGCTGAATCTCAACACCACTAACAGACCATTTAGTGCACCCCATCCATTGAATATAACGAATGTGTTCGAGATTCTCATAAGCATATGCATCAGCGACAATACTAAAACGATTATTAATATTGAAATTGGGATTTAAATGTTCACCACTTTCCCAACTTTGAGTGTTACGGAGAAGATCTCCTTTACAAGTCCTCTCCGTAACAACCTCGCTGAACACTCCAGGCGAAGTTTCCTCGGTTTGAACATAACCAACTACTCCGTGAAACTTAGCCATTTAGCACTCCTTATCAAACTTAGACTACAGCTTGTTCGAGAACGATTGCGCTCTTCGGGACAACCAAAGCACCAGAGCATCGAGTTTCAAGTAAGTACTTGTATTGGTTATAATCGATGTCGAAATCATCAAAGAAATTGATCTCGCCGCCACGATCTGCGCCCATAGTATAATCACGAAGATTTACTATAATAGCCATCAGATTGTAATCAACAGTGTCAGTACGAACTTGATTTTCCATCAAAGGAACTTCGATAATCGAATTAACACGAAGCTCAGCTGCTAATTCAGCAACACTTCGATAAAGACGGCGACCATCGCTATCCTTCAGAAGCAACATAGCAGTTAAGAAACTTGGAGGCAGATACATATCTGGATTACCACTTCCGCGATACTCGATGCGAGCAGTGATAATATCATCGATAAGATCATCAGTTCCTTGAGTTGAGGCGACTTGCTTGTGATAACAATAAACAGCATCATCACCCCAAACAGGGCGAATCTTATCAGTCGGAATATGATCATCAACCTCGGTTACTGGGTCGCGTCCATCACCAATAAGAACAGCACGAGCAATTTCCTCGTCCAGCATTACCCGCATTTCTGATTTCAGCCAGCGAACAACATCGAAATCAGTAATATCAAGAATATCATCACGATCAAGCTTCTGTTTCTTATAAATCGTGTGGGGAGTCGTGATTCGGCGTAGAATGGGGAATACTTCTTCCACCTTCAAGTTACCAGTAACGTAGCCCAACGCACGAGCTTCGTCAGCAGTAATATCAGCGTGTAAACTCTTAATCCGAGAGAAAGGAACATGCTTCGTTCCACTAATAACTCGGCTAACCCACTCCATTCGGCGAGCAATCCAAGTTGGTTCCTTTGTTACGCCTTGAGCATCAGGAAATAACAACTCAAGATTTGCACGATCGCTACCAATACCGTACGTACCGACATGTGCTAAGAATTCCTGACCAACCTCATGGGTTAGGAAGGCTTCTTTCAAAGAACCAACCTTCTGAGCAGTCTTTATAATTTCAGAAAAATGCTCATGGGTTAGTCGTGGCACAGAGGTATCTCCTGTAGCTGAGCCATCAAAAACGTTTTTTTTCATAATAGTAGAATCTCCTTGAATAGTTTCTTCTGAATCATCTTCGGCGCTTTGTTCTAAGTTTTCCTCTTTTTCCTCGTCGCCGCCTTCTCCTAGCAGTTGACCAATAATAGCATACACGGCAACCTTTTGCTTTTCGTCAAGCGTTTCGAAAACGTCACCAATAGTTTCGTCATCTTCTCCTTCAGCATGAACAATCTCTTCAGACTCTGGTAACTCAAAATCTAAGCCTGTATAAATGATTGCTTCATCATCCAGATTTGTAACTGTTCCATCAGCATGAGAAATTGCAATGTTGTCTATAACTGCACCAGGATTAGCTCCGGACAGAACAAGACTAACTTCACGGATAACACCGTGTGCAACTGCCTTGGATTTTTCAACTAAACTATTAGCCCAAATCGACAATGCCGTTATGTCTTTATGTGCGATCAACAGTTTTGCATTCTGTCCCTGAGGCGTCTCGTTGAGATACCCGTATCCGTAGACACCATCTTCACGATTTTCCAGTTCAACATGCCCAAGCACGTTAGTAGGATCGTCATGCATATGTTGCCAAACTAAAGGAACAGACATGCCCGATTGATCTTTAAACGCATCCTTTAAAATAATTCTCCCATCGGTGCATTTAAGATTATTCTTAGTGGCGTAACCACTAAAGTCAAAATTAGTTTTTGGCATAATCTAATGAACTCCTTCCATTTTGATTGTTTTTCACATCCTTTGAACTGGACTCTACTGGAACAGGTTCTTTCTTCATCTCATCAAGGTTCTGATTCAAATTCTTGTTCCTAAGTTCGTCAGCTTTGGGATCAGTACTAGGTTTCATACCAATTACTGCACGAAATTCGTTAGAAGTAACAATTTCGTTTCTAGTAAACTTATCAGCTAGTTCAGCTAATGCTGCAGCTGGTACTAACTTAAAGGGATCTCTAATAGCCATAATAGATTGACCTTGAGATCTACCGGTCTTTGTTAAAAAGACCCGTTTCATAGAATCAGTAATGGCAGACAACATAGGTTCTATAGTACGATTATAGTAATTAATCAATGTCGCCTCGTCGGCAGTGCCCTCAAAGATTTCAGTCGTCATTCCTAACTGGCTATATAGCATACTCGTCAAGTATTCGATCTGTCCCATTAAATTATTCTCTGCCGGTCGGTTAAGTTGGGTAATCTTTTCAGTACCGTCAACGTAGGCTATACCGTACTTGGAGTCCTTTAATTGGGCTTCGATGGCATCTCGGCGGGTTTCCGCCTGCTGTCTTCGGGCGTCGGTCTTAATCACATAAGGCAGCTGAATAAGCACATCTAGCTTTCCACTACCTGATTGCTGATCTATCGCGTCCAAAAGGTTTAATTTCTCAATAAGACGTTTCAACGTCGAATTGGGTTCGTTCATTACTGCATATAATGGATTCTCTACAATAGCAACCATAGTTTTAGGCAATGTTATGTCTTGATGCATTCCTGTTCGCTGATTGTAAAGATTAACTATAACGTGTTCTGGATACCATTGTACTATTCTTGCTGTTCGCATTGTTAGAACGTCATATGAACTAGAAATTTTCGGATCAACTGTCGTATCTACTGGAACAATAGCAACAGTGCCTTCGTCACATAACGACATTACAACATCTTGTATAAAAGCTCGTGATGTTTGATCGATGTTAGCTTCAATTGTAAGACAATTATTAAGACCAGAATCAATAACATCAACAAATCTTCCGTTCTCATCAACACGAACATGCTTAATGCCAATGGCAGAAACATCTATTCCGATTCGAGTATAGACTGAGGCGATAATAGATCGCTCAACACCTGTTAGTAATTTAATTCTATCAGGTCTTACTCCGTAACCAACACCTAGATTAGTATTATAATAAAGACTATCCTCCCCAAATCTAAATATATTCCAGGCTTTTCTAATTCGAGTAAGTATCGTGTCTGGCACTATACATCACCTCCTCGTTTATGTGAACATACATTAAACCTCCTTATTCGAAAGCTTCTTTAGTAGCTTTGTATGCAATATAAGCATCCATCATAGCCGCAACAGGATCTATCTTCTGATCATAACGCTTCTTTAAAAGCTTCCGATTACCATTAGTATCTTCAAGCGTAATTGCGTTACCCATGGCAAAGGTCATAAGTTCTTGATCAAATATGAGAAGGCGCTCTTCTGCTAATGTTTTTAGTTCTCCAAGCGGAACCGACTCAGTCTTTGCTCCTTGAATAACTTTTTCAATCCCATAAGGTCCGTTTTCTTTTTCCCACCTTTCAACAAACTCTTTAGCGTTGTAAGGATCGTAGCCTAGACAACGTACATCATAATCAGAGTCAAGTATAAATTTGTCTAGATCCTCATATACCTCCATCATGTCCAGAATAGTTCCTTCCAATACCTGTAAACTCGTCTCATCTATAAATTGTTCATACTTATACCTCATAGCTCCTGGTAACTTTTTAAGTGTTAATGATGAAATATAACATCTAGTCTTAACGCCAAAGGCATCATTCGATAACGGAAATATAAAAGTAAAAGCACAAAAATCGTCGCCCTGTGAAAGGTCTGCACCCAAAGCACATGGCATTTCCCAAAAACTATGCCGACGATGGGGAAGAGTTTCTTCGTAAGTAAAGAAATATGTATACCCTTCCATAGGAATACCAAAACGCTTAGCTAAAATATCATTCCTAGTAGCTGGAACCTTTTCCGCCCTTTCGACATCTAATTGATAAGTCTCGTATGTAACGGTTCTTCCCAAATTAGGATTAGCCTTCAACCACATAGCAGGATCATTAACTTCATCAATGTTATCCAGTTTGTAATACCATATAGATACGTGAGGGTTCTGATAATCTCCTTTTAAAATATCCAAAAGCTCCATCTTGATTGTGTCACCACTACTATTTCGAACTGTACCTTCTGAACTCATGGCAACAATCAAATAATTCTCTAACTTAGAAGCTCCTTGTTCGATAGCACCAACAACATCCTCTCTAATATCACCAGATAACCATTCATCTATAGTAGAGACCATTGGACGTAAACCTTGAAGCTTATCGATGGACATGGGACGTACTTCAAGCAACGAACCAGTAAGAAAATTCTCAATACCCTTCTTAGTAGATGCTAGTTTTACCCTATTAGCTCTAGAACCAGTTGTATTTTGTAAAGATCCTTCTGTTAAGAACTTAAACAAAGGACCTCTAGCCCTAGTTATAGCTGTTCTAATAGGAGACATCACCTCCTCTGCTTGCTTCATCGTTGGAGCTGTTGTAATTTGGTTGGTTGTAGCAGTATCAACATTCAAAAAATAATTTTGTATACATGCTCCGTACATCGATTTAGCTGCCCCTCTGGCAACTATTAAATACTGCTTGTTTATTAACCGTTTCTTAATCTTTTTACGGACATATCGACCGCCACGATTATCAGGTGAGGGAACATAAACGCTTCTCTCTACAAAGTAGTACCACCCAAAAATTTGTTCCGCCCACAGCTTAAACGTGGGCAATAAGGTTAACTTAGTGCCATCTGTTAATGTGAGTTCATTTTCACAAAATAAGATGAACCCGTTTATAGCTTCACTATCGTAATAAATACCAGGATTTTCTATCAATCTATCAATCCTGTTCATCTCCATAGAAATTTCTCTACAAACAGGGATCTCACCAGCAATAACCTTTTCGCGAAATTCACCATAATATTGAGGTACTGCTTTGTTTGAGAAAACCATGTTTCATCCTTTTATAACTTTTCTGGTAAGAACTAAACCTCCTATTAGACCTAAAGCGACAAGAACTTTTTGTTTACCTGAATTAATAGTATTATCGTCAATGGTTTTTACTTTCTTTTTCCAATTTTTTGGAAGACGTTGTCCTTCTTTAAGATTTAAAACTTCATATGCTCTTTCTTTTTCCATATAGGTTTTATAGGATTTTTTTCGTGAACCCCAGCGCATACCTTTGACGCCATAATGCTCTAAAACATTACCATCTTCGTCAATAACATGCATAGTTCACCTCGTCACTTTCTCAAATATCGCTTCCGCCGTTGCTGTTGCTGTTTTTTGTATTAATGCGTTAGCCACTTGCTTACCAAAATTAGACAAGTAATTAGACACAAGTTTTTTGCCCTGACTAGTCTTCGAAGGGTTCATACTCGCAAACTTTCTTTCTAATTCCAAACGATTATTAAGTTTCTTAAGCTCTTCGTTCGATAACTCACTAACTTTTTTCTTTGCAAGTTTTCTACTACTAGTATAATCAGCGCTCGCTTTTCTTGAACGCTTCCTACGAACACCC